CCGACTCTGGCGGCGCCCGCACGGTCGGGCCGGTCGGCCACTACACCCCATCGCTAGCGAGCCGCATGCGGCGCTGGTGCCGCACGCACCTGCCGTTCGACATCCCCCACCGACTCATCATCGAAGGCGGCAGGCGGCGTCTGAGCGCCGACGCACGCCAGATCGTCGGGGGTCCGAAGTGGTCCCTGGTGCTGCTCACTGACATCCGCTACGACCCAGGCAAGCTGACGATGGGCGAGTGGCGGGAGATTTACCGCATCGGCAGTGAGGCGCTGGTCGAGCACTTCGGGGTCGAGCACTACGACCGCACGCATCCACCGTTGCGTCACAAGGCGCTGCTGTACGCCGAGACGGATGCAGGAACGGTGATTGCTGCCCTGCTTGATGCTGGGTGGGGCATCGTGCCTCCGTGTAGCCAGTCGGGCAGTGACCATGCCGAGTGAACGGACCGTCGATACTGGCGACACCTTCGACTGGGTCGCACCGGCCATCGCAGCAGCACGCACGGGCCGCAAGTGCGACGACTGCGAGGGCAACCGTGAAGGCGACTTCTCCTACAACGGCCACGACTTCTGTGCTGAGTGCATGAGCGCCTTCGTCTCATGGCTCCTCGACGGCGGGGTCGAGAGCGATCCCGACATGTACGCCTGGGTGTTCACCGAGCGGCTGCCGCTGAGTAGCGACAAGGGCAGTTTCCCGACCGAGGAGCAGGGCCTCAGATCGGGCGACGATCCCGGAACATCTGGCCTAGCTGCTTCGTAGGCAGGTCGGCGATCTTGGCCTCACCGCCGGGTCGCTGCTTGCGGATCGAGTTGAGGGCCTGGCGGTTCGCTGCGACTTGCGCCGGCCGCTGAGCCTTGTTCCCGAGCGCCTGAGCTCGCGCCTCTTCGGGTGAGGCCGTGCCGGCTTCCCGACGGTTGCGCATGTCGTGGCTCTCGCCCGGCCGCATCCGCACGGTGTTCCAGTCGCCGCCGAGCTCCTGGATCGCCATCTGGTTGTGCTCGTAGCCGGCGGCGATGGCCTTGGCGGCGCCGTGGTAGGTCTTGGGGTGGACCTCCACGGTGTCGAGGTCGGCGCGCTTGTCGTCGGGGTCGTGCCAGCCGCCGATGTGGCCGGCCTTGTCGAGCGCCGCTCCGTGCTCGGCCACGTAGCCCTTGATGAGGCCCTGGTTGATGTGCGAGGCCGGTGCCCATGCCTCGTGCCCGTGATGCGCCACAGCCCAGCCTTCACTGACCGGCTGGCCGGTGTGGACGTTGACCGTGAAGCCGCCGCCTGGGGTCGACAGGTCGTGGGCCATGCTGCCGAACTGGTCGTCGTTGAGCTTCACCACGACCACGACGTTACGACCGCCACCAGTACCCTCGTTCGTCATGGTGGCCATCGAGGATCTCGACCTCGGCTTCGAAGACGAAGACGACGTCCTCGAGTACATCACCGAAGACCTCACCGCCGAAGACATGGCCCTGGTGCCGATGGTGGTCGACGTGGTCTACGGCCTGGCCAACGTGCTCGCCAAGCGCTCGGCCGGCGTGACTCTGTACCCCTACCAGGAGGCGTTCGGCCGGCGGTTCATCGAGTCCGTGGTGCTGAACGACGGCGACGAGATCACGGCCCTGTTCTCCCGACAGAGCGGCAAGACCGAGACCGTGGCCGACGTTGTGGCGGCGATGATGATCCTGCTGCCGCTACTCGCCGGCCTGCCTCAGTTCGCTCGGCTGCTGGCCAAGTTCCGCCACGGCGTCATGATCGGCACCTTCGCCCCGACCGGTGACCAGGCCGACACGCTGTTCAACCGGATCGTGGACCGCCTCACCGGTGAGCGGGTGAAGGCCGTGCTCGGCGACCCAGAAGTCAACGACGAGGCGATCGTCCGCTCGAACACCGTGCAGCTGCGGCGCCTCCGCTCCCTGGTGCGCTACTCGACGGCCAACCCCAAGGCCAAGATCGAGTCGAAGACCTACCACGTCCTGGTGATGGACGAGGCCCAGGGCGCCGACGAGCGCATGTGGAGCAAGTCGATCTCGCCGATGGGCGCCTCGACCAACGCCACCAAGGTCATGCTCGGCACCCCCGACGTCGTGCGGGGCGTCTTCTACACGACGATCAAGCGCAACCAGCGGGACGCCACGCGCCGGGGCGGTCGGGAGAACCACTTCCAGTTCGACTGGCGGGTGGCGGCGAAGTACAACCCCAACTACGCCAAGTACGTGACCAAGGAGCGGGCCCGCCTCGGCCCCGACTCCGACGAGTTCCGCCTCGCCTACGCCCTGGAGTGGATCCTCGAACGAGGCATGTTCACGACCACGAGCCGGATGGAAGAGCTCGGCGACAAGGGCATGCAGCGGGTGCGCGCCTGGCCCCAGCCGGTGATCATCGGCATCGACCCGGCCCGCAAGGTCGACTCCACGGTGTGCACGGCGGTCTGGGTCGACTGGGACCGGCCGAACGAGAACGGCCTCTTCCACCACCGGGTGCTCGACTGGCTCGAGATGGAGGGCGAGGACTGGGAGAACCAGTACTTCCGCATGGTCGAGTTCGCCACCAACTACAACACCGTGGCCGTGGGGGTCGACGGTGGAGGCATGGGCGACCTGGTCGCCTCCCGCCTGCGCTCGCTGCTCAACCCCTCGATCAACGTCGTGGCGCTACCGAGCAGTACCCAGGCTCAGCACGAGCGCTGGACGTACCTCACGAGCCTCATGGGCGGCACCCACCCGACCTACGGCAACCTCTTCGCCTACCCGGCCCACGCCAGCGCCCGACGCACCAAGACCTGGCGTCGCTTCTTCCAGCAGATGACCGAGCTCGAGAAGAAGTACCAAGGCCCCTACATGCTCACCGAGGCCCCATCGGAGGCAGGCGCTCATGACGACTTCCCTGATTCTCTGGCTCTTGCGTGCATTGTTTCCAAGAACTTCTCGATGCCTGAGATCGAGGTACTCGACAACTTTCTCGTGGCCAGGTGACGAGTGAGCGCCGAGCACCTGAACCCGAAGCAGTTCGGCTTTCAGCCCTACGATCATGAAGCAGCACAGTCTGCTAAGAGCGTCGTAGAGGGAGGCAGCTTCGGAGCGCAAGAACGCCACCTTGACTTGAGCGAGCCACTGCACCCGACCGAGCCCCAGATCTGGCCTGGTCAGGTCGAGAAGTACCGAGCTCATGGCTGGGCTACGACGGATGAGAACGAGGGACGCCCGTGGGTGCTGCGGCACCAAGACCGTCTCTTCGTCATGCAGGGCCACCACCGGATCGCCGCCGCCAAGCAGCGCGGTGAGAAGACCATCTTGGCTGACTACGAGGAAGAGTGATGAGTGACGCGGAACTCCATCCCGCCCTGTCGCCTCGCCAGCAAGTACACGACCCGGCCGGTCGATATGTTCGGCGAGCGGCGTCGTCCGTGAGGTCGTCGTAACCTGAGAGCCATGATCGCTCTCGTACTGGTCTTCCTCATCCTCGTCGCTGTCATCGGCCTCCTCATCCTCGTGGGGACGATCGCAGCGGCTCACATCCTCGGCTGGATCCTGTTGATCGGCGCCCTGGCGGTCATCGCCTTCGCCGCCGCCTACGGCCGGCGCGGTGGGCGGGCCTGGTACTAAGCCAGCGCTGCTGTACCGTCGATCGAAGACGCCCTAGAAGGAGGCCCCCATGGGGATCGCACCCGTGCCCCAGTTTCCGGAGAACACTCCGAACCTGTACGAGCGCCAGCTGGCGCCGAACCAGCCCGGTGGGCGTGGTCCCCTCCGCTTCGAAGAGGGCATTGCCACCGACACGGACGTGCCCGACGACTTCGTTCGTGGCATGACCGAAGCCGCTCGGCCGGCGCCCGGCTCGACCAACCACGTCGACCCCGAGACGCAGTGGAAGCACGCCGCTGACACCATGCGGGAGCGGGCCCACGTCGGCTCGGCCGCATGGGTCGACGCTCCGAGCGTGCTCACCGAGTTCGCCACGGGCGCCCAGCCCACCGAGCAGACCTACGACCAGATCGACCGCTCCGGCGGTCGCTACGAGCGTCGCGGTCCTGCTGTCGTCACCGACTGAGCCCAGTGGCCAACCGCCGCCAGTTCTCTCGGACCCCCGAGCAGGCCGCCCTCCAGCGTCAGGGCCGGGCTGAGTCCGTACCGAACAGCCGCCCCCTCCGGTCGAACGGAGGGGGCGTGGCGCGTGCCGTTCAACACGACCTGCCGGCGCCCCGTGAGCAGAGCGGCTACGAGCAGCAGCACTACGGCGGGAACCCTCGCAGCGGGAACGACCTCGAGCGCATGCGCTCCGGCGCCGGCCTGGCCACCGGCCGCCAGGGGCCCCGCATCCCGACCCGGGTCAACCAGGCCCACGCCACGCTCGTGGACCGGGGCCTGGCCTCGGCCGGCGACATCGACCCGAATCAGGGCCGGCTGTTCAACCACGAGCAGATGGGGCACCTGACCAAGAGCGACGCCGAGATGGCCGAGCACACCGGCGTGGCCTACCGCCGGCCGGCGGGCCAGGGCTTCCTCACCGGGGTCGGCCAGACCCCCAAGCAGCCTCACGCCACC